CTACAACTATACCGGCCAAAACGTGACCGCCACCAAAGAGAGCAGTCATGTCAATATCGACCTGATAATGAAAAACATCTCGCAACTCCCTACTCTGGAAGAGATGAAAGAGCAATATCTGAAATGCCGTCATGAATGGAACAGTATGCCGCATCCCACCAGTGAGACAGGGATGACCCGTATGGAAATGTACACGACCCTCAACAGCCCGAAAGCCGAACAGCTGGACGAATACGAGGTGCAGGAACTCTTCAAGCTCCTCAGCAAGGACAGCGTGAAGTACGGCAAGCAGGGATTCGTATTCAGCCGTAACAACAAGGAGTACCGTTACATGGTCTATGATGAATCCGGACAGGTAGATATGGGTTTCCACATGCAGAATGTGGGTGTCAGTTTCCGCTACAAGTACGATCCCATGGACATGACCTCCGTAGAACTGTGGGAAGTCTGTGCGGGCGACAGGCTGAAGTATGCCGCTACTGCCACCCCGAAAGTCGTCTTCCATCGTGCTACCGCAGAACGCAGTACGGAGGAGAGCGAACGGCTCTACGCCCAGATACGCGCCCAAAAGCGTGCTCTTGCCGGGCACTATATCGCCTGCGAGGAACTGTTGCTTGAGGAGAGCATAGGAGAAGCCTACACCAAGCTTGTGATGCCCCTTCCGGTGGGTGAATCACAGAAGAGCATGGAGCGGCAGCGTGAACAGTACGCTAACGAGGAGCTGAAAGCCCCGGTTGCCTATCCTGAAGGTGTCGGACCGGGAACTTATGAAGCCGAACCAGAGGAAGAACCTGCGGGCATCGCCTCCCCGGGTGAATACACCAAGCAGGTTTCCGGCATGACTGAAGCTGAAATGTACCTGTCGTTCCTCAGCGATAATTAACCAGTATTCAATAATCAATTAAATACCATTCAAAAATGAAAGAACTCAGTAAACAAGACAAAGACGCCATACGTGACGCACTGTTGGAATATTGCGGTAACTATCCCAGCCAGAACCGTGCCAGTGAAAGCCTGAACGGTGTCAGTGCCGCAACCGTATCACAAATATGTAATCAGAAGTACACCAGTATCAGTGATGACATGTTCAGCCGTATAGCCGCACAGATCGGTTTCAGTATGGACCGTTGGACATTGACTGAAAGCAATGCCTTCCAGCGGATTACTTTCGCGATGTCAGACGCACAGGCCTACAAGAATACCACCTGGGTAGTGGGTGATGCAGGTTGCGGCAAGACGACCGCCGCCATCGAGTACCGCCGCACACACCGCAATGTGTTCTATATCCTTTGCTCTGAAGATATGAAAAAGAGCGATTTTGTTCGGGAAATCGCCAAACAGGTCGGCGCTCCGGTGGACGGGACCAACCTGCGTGACATTCTGGAATATGCCATTTCCATGATAGCCTTTCTTCAAAATCCGCTTATCATTTTTGACGAAGGAGACAAACTGACGGACAGTGTATTTTCCTACTTCATCAGCATATACAACCGTCTGGAGAATAAAGCGGGGATCATCTTTCTTTCCACCGACTACATTAAGCGCCGGGTGGAAAATGGCCTGCGCTATAACAAGAAAGGTTACAAGGAGATAAACAGCCGTATCGGCCGCAAGTTCTTTGATGTGAGTGCCGCAACGGAACAGGATGTGTATGCCATCTGCCGGGCCAACGGGCTGACAGAGCCGACCGAAATAAAGCGTGTACTGCGTGAGGCACAACAGGGGGAATATGACCTTCGCCGGGTGAAACGGGTCGT